GCCCTTGGAATCCATGAGAGAAAACGCGCACCCATGGGATATCCTCATTGGCTACTGCCGGAAGGAATCGAATGATTGCGAATCCGTTATCTGACTTGTCGCGTGTTGGCTTCCAGAAGCGGTCATCGTCGAACGAGCCTCCGGGCTTGTTCATCTTTGCGGCCTCTTCGGCCAACGCTTCGGTTCCCCGTCCATGACGGGACAATCGGTCTTTGAAAGTCATAGTGTTGCCTCCTAATTTGTTCGTTGTACTTCGTTGTAAAACAGTATCGCTGTATACATTCTATTTAGGTTACGGGTGACTACGAAAGTTACCCTTCTGGATCGGCCCGTGCCCCGGTGGGAGAGTTACATCTGACCACTTGGAGTCGTCGCCCAATCCAAACAACTGGACGCGAGCAGCGAATAGTCGTTCGGACTCTTGCTCAAGATACGCAATCTGGGTGTTAATCTCAGTGATGTTGAGTCGCAACCTATCAAGACCCGGCACGACTCTATCCACGTCAGCATGGGGATGTTCGGGGTGGTCTAGATTGATTCCAAACTCGTCACCCAAGTTCGCAAGATTTGTGCGAAGGTTGGAGAGACGATTAACAATCATCTCAAGTTCTTCCACGACGGGTGGTTTTACTGGTTCAGTTGTTTGTAGCATTATCGTACTGACTCCCAACTACCATTGTTGTTACCACGGTCCCGCAAGATCCAAGTCGCGCCAGTCATAACGTCAACCAAGAACAAAGCGTCGGGACGATTCCATTGTGGGCTCTGCATTTCAAGATGACCAGATGTTCCCTCAACGCCTTCGACACGAAGGAACCAACTCAGTTGAGAACTTTGATTGTCAAGGCTCCCACGAAGCTCGGAAATTGCGCCGTTTCGTGTATCCAGAAGTCCGACACCCTCACCATACGAAACGATCTGGGTGACAGGAGTGGCTAGAGTTCGAAAGACTCTGGCTGGACCAAGAGGCGCGGCTGCTACAAGAGCCACCAAGGCAACGATCGCTGGGATCGCAATCATCTTCAGATTCATAGTATAATGCTCCTTTAGAACAATTCAAGTATACACCAAATTCAGGTGGAGTCAAGAGGATTCTACAACCTTTTCCGATTGGGGACCTTGGAAAACTTTGTAGTCCCAAGGGGCATCGGTGGTGTGTTCGATGGCTCCCGCCCCACCGTCGTTGATTACGATCCGGGGGCTCGGACAGTCGAAGAGGATGTCGTGGTATTTGAGTCCGATATTCTCAAGCTCTTTGATGGTGTTGGCCACGCTGAATCTGGGCTGATCTTGACCGATCACGTCGCCCCTGTACGTCGTCAGAACGATCCGGTGGCCCGCCTCATACCATGCGTTCACAGTCTCTACAGCGTTCTCTGCGGGCTTCCTATCACTCCATCGGATGATGGTCCCGTCAATGTCTATGAAGAATGTAGCTCGCTTTTCGTTCATGCCAATAACCCACGGTCCTGTAATCTCTGTCTCATAATCATCCGGTGCTTCCGCTTGCTATCGTCAAGCTGGGTAAGGAAGCGTCGGTACTTCTGGCACTTGCGATGGAACTCCTCCCACACGGGATCGTCGGGCATTTGGTCATTCCAGCGTTCAAAGAAATTCAGCATGTTCTCAAGGATGATGAAAGACTCGACTTTGATCTGACCCCGCATCATCATTCGGAGCAGCAGCGGGTGCTGCTCATTCTCAATCGCGAACAGATTGTTGAATGGGATTTCCAACTTTTCAATTTCGTTCAGCAGAGTGTCACAGTCGCATTCGAACGTGTAGTCCAAAGCCTGTGTTCGCTTACACCATTCGATGTATATTCTCTGGCAATCGTCAGTGAGCATTTCGCCCACCCAAGTTCCTGAGTTTGCGGCCAGATTGGCAACGAAGAAGTCTATCAACTCGAAAGAGTCCCGGCCACTGAATCGCTTCGCCAACCTCTCAAAGAAGTAGCGATCGCGTCGTCGTTGATAGCTCGATAGCGTAGCCCGAACACGACCTTCTCTCTCAAAGAAATCGTAGGTATCAGAGTGGAAGTGTGTTTTCAGAGCTACGTAAAGACGGTAGACATCAAATCCCGTCAGCTTCATTACAATCCTTAGATGGGCAGAACACCTGATCTCGGCAACAAGTGCATCTGCTGCCCTTCAACTTGTATCTTTTCAATGATTGGTTTCGACAGCAACTTCGCTGCTGACTCCGGTTCGAAGTTATGCCTGTCGCACAACTCCAAGACAGCTTCCATATATCCAACCTCTTTGTCGTGTACCATGACCTCAACTTCTCGACAGAAGCGAGCGCCGTTGGTATCGACTAAGAATGGCATGGGAAACATATCTGTACTCATGACCGTTCGTTACACTCGCAACTCTTTTTACAGAAAGGCAAATCTTCGGGGTTGCGTTCGGCACGGGCTTTGGCTTGCCGCATTTCATTCAGAGTGAACAAGTAACAAGCGGTGTTTTTATCCACGCCCAGCATACGCAAACGAACAGCAAAGTAACTAGAATTGGCAGAACGATAGCGGCCTGTGTTATCAACTAGCTCCACGTCTCCCGTTTCCGTATTGAATAATCGTCTCAGTAATCTAAACATCATTCATCCTTCTGGTGAGTTACCCGCACGAACGTAGTACACTTGGGTAGTTGCTTTAAGTATTTAGCTCCGACGTAAGTACAAGTCGAGCGCAGACCACCTAAAATTTCTTGAAGAGTTTGGGCAACCGGTCCTCGCTGCGGGACATCGACTTTCTTGCCCTCGACAGCACGGTAGATTGCGACTCCCCCATGGTGCTTTTCTTGTGCCTCACGGGAACTCATACCGTAGAAATCGGGAGTCCCGCACTCGTCATGCCCGGCCAGCATTCCGCCAAGCATCACAAAGTCCGCACCGGCACCAAACGCTTTGGCGATGTCTCCCACTTCCCGACAACCACCATCGGCCATGATGTGACCGCGTTGACCATGAGCCGCGTCAGCACATTCAATGATCGCTGAAAGCTGAGGGTATCCAATACCTGTCTTGCTTCGGGTGGTACAAGCCGACCCTGAACCGATGCCCACCTTCACGATGTCAGCACCCTCTAGGATCAAGGCTTCAGTCATCTCTGCGGTGACAACGTTCCCCGCTACGATGATCGACTTAGGGTAAGCCGCACGGTATTCGGCGACCCGTGCCGTCAGCTTCTCCATGTAGCCATTCGCAACGTCGATACAAAGCATGAGAGGAAAGGTCTTGCGGGTGTAGTCGGGCGGGACAATACCCAGCATACTAGGCATGATGCTTCGTATCTGAGCCTCAACGGCCTTCAATTTCTCTAGGTCTTGTTCCTTCACACCGACCGTATAGAACAGCCGGTCCCAAGGAATGTAGTCGGTGAAAAAGTCTGCGAGTTCAGCTACAGTGAAGTGCTTGTGTAATGCCGTAGACATTTCAAACTTGGCTAGTTCGCCAGCCATGTGCGGAGTAGCTATCGTATCCATATTGGCTGCCACGATAGGAACACCAGTCCATTGGCGTTTAGTGTGGACCATCTCGATTGTACGGGTAAGTTCTACTTGGCTTCGACTCGTCAGCGTAGTACGCTTCGGTCGGATCAAGACATCGCTAAAGTCAAGTTTCAACTCACGCTCTATCAGCATAATAAACTCCAAGGGAGAAAAGGGGCATGGGGGGTTGCCCCTCCATGCGCCTGTGTTCTGTTCACAAGCTAATCATCTAGCTCGGCTAACCTGACGTATCAGGCAGCAAGACGGTACTCGTAAGTGCCGTTTAAGGATTGACGCCGTTTAACGTGTCTGCGACAACACGGATGCCTCCAACCACTTCCACGCACCAGTCGATACCAGTTCAGCCCCAGTTGATTGTCTCGCGACTAATGGAGCAGTGGGGATTCGAACCCCAGTCCTGTCTACGCTTTCATGCCTTCAACGGCAACGTTCATATTTAGCTTGTCAAGAATCTGTTCGTTGTCGGCCCGGAAGCCGTCGATCGCAGCCTTAGTTTGTTTCACATAGTCCATCGGATCTCGGACAAAGGTTTGCGAGTTTCCATCTTCGGAAGCAATGAGCAATACGATCTGTCGTACCGGAATGTCGAAACACTCATGATACATGATCGAGTACATGGTGGCCTGAACGAAGTAATGCTCGATCCAATCTTCTCTCTTCGTCCTAGACGAACCCTTGAAGTCGATCACTGAGAGAACGTCGTTGTAGTCCGCAACCAAGTCAACCCGGCCCGCGACCTTCAGCAAGTCGCTGAACAAAGCCATCTCAGTCGCTCGGATGTTGCTGACACCAGCAAGCGGCTTTCGGATCTGGTCAAACAGAAACTCGTAACGGATGTTCCCCTTGAAGGGTGCCAAGTAATCTTCGCGGTTGTGAAGGTAACGCTCGATTGCTTCGTGAAGCATGTTGCCCCGTTTGCGGGCTCTCAGTGCTTCGGCAAAGTTAAGCGGATCCTTCATCCACTTCTCAAAGAAGTCTTTCCGGTCCCAACCGGCAACGGTCGATGCTGACGGATACCATTCTCCGCACGGTGCTTGGTAGAATCGTGTTCCATCGTCATCGGTCCGCACTTCCAAACGACCGAAGCCTCTGGTGGCGGGTAGGTGCTTGTACTTAGTTCTTGGTGTCAAAGATATTTGTCAATCGGGATTTTGCTCCCGAAATTGCTCCCATGGATCTTGGAGATGACTTCTTTGAAGCCCGCGTTGTTTTTCATCTGGCTGTCAACCGCTGCTCCGGGTGCCGTCCTCACACATTGAGAAACGGTTGCCTCACCACATTTTGGACATGCGTTTTCGCATGGCTCTTTCCTACGTCCCATAGGCAGATTTGCCTCAAATGGGTGTTCGCAAGACGAGCATCGGTATTCGTAAGTTGGCATCTCTGTATCAATTATAACACATGAACGGTCTGAGTCAAGTCAATTATGCGGGCCAAGTCGGTGTTTCTGTGGTGTAGTCGTAGGCGTCCACGGCTGATACCGTGGTCAGTGCGTCAACCGCATCTTTATGTTGCTTGGCAACGTCATGCATATTCTCAGCACGGTTCCAAGCATCTTTACCAAAGTCCTTGAATTGCTGATCTGTGAAAGTCCGATCAACATTGTCGGCGTCTCGCCAAGCGAAGTCTCCCGGCAAGCTGTTGCCAGCATTGAGGAATCCCAAAGTTGCTGAAATCTTGAATTGGCTTGTGGGATCCATATCGTAATCGTTGCTATCAGTCGGCCAATTGAACTTCAACACGTAAAGTCGGTAGTCTCGGTAGTCGTTGATCGCCTTTCGCTTCGCAGCTTTGGCTTCCGAAAGGCCGTGATCTGTCATGACCGTATTGAGCGTAGTTTGGTCAGCACCCGAAAGAACGTCGGGGAACCATACGTCAACGGTGTCGGGCGAACCACTAACTTTGTCGATGCGGTCAACCGACTGAGCAATAGATGACGCTACGATCTCCTCGCTGAGCAAGTCGAGATTCGAAACGTCTTGGTTGTATGTGTACTTCGTGGGAGTAGGCATGGCTTATCCTGACAATCCTCTGACCAGAAGGCAACGATCGTAAGCGTTTACAGTTCCAGCACTGATCTTCCATTGGATCTTAATGACCTTCGCATTCGCAAGGGCGA